TTTCCTTTCATCAGCAATAGCTTGATTTTGTTTTCGGTTGTTTGCCATTATCTGTCAGGGTTAGTAATTGCCATTATCCACGTCATCCATCAAATCTCTTAATTTTTGTGTATGAGCATCAATACGTTCCATATGTTTAATAGCATCAGGAGGTAATTTAGTGTTTTTGACTTTTTTGATAAACTTATCAGCTGTTCTCTTTTCTAAGGTATTAAAAAATGTTGCTACAAATTTATCAGCCGAACTAAAAAAACCCTCGTTTAATTTCTTTTTCATAATAATATCCTTGTTAATACACGTTGTATATAAATATCATGTATTAAAAAATAAAGTTATTAATATGATATTACCCATATAGGTATATCAGATTCATTGTGTTTTTTCAAACCAGCAATTCTTGTATTACCACCAAGTAAATCATAGTGATTGTTATTTATTTTAAGTGCAATTGGCATTTCTATATAAGTTTTACCGAACATCTCATTAAATCGTATCTGTTTATCCATTTCTAAATTATCAAAATCTAAATCTACATTATGTAACATATGTTCAATATCACTGTGATTAACAACATAACCATTACCGACGATATCTACCCACGTTTTCATATCAATATGTTTGTATTTATCATATCGAATAGCCTCTTCCCATTCATTCTCAAAAATTGGGTATTTGTACTTAACCATATTATAATATATAAAAAAAAAGTGAGAAATTACTTCCTCACTCTTACATTCGGGCCCTTAACAAAACCCTTTTTAGTTGCTTTATCCATTTCGGACTTTTCTTTTTGTTTCGATTTACGTAATAATTCGAAATAAAACTTTCTCCAATGAATTGGCATGTGATACACATCATCCCATGTAAACCCATTACCATAATTAACCATTTCCCATAACTGAGTATGGAGCATTTGACTATAATTACTCGGAAGGGTAAAAGAAGCCCGCTCCAAACGGGATATCAAGTGCCTCCGTTTCACCTGTGATATCTGATGTGAAATCAAATGTTAGTTCCAAATCAGGACTTATTTCTTTAACATATTTACGTAATGCTTTACTATCACGTGCTAAAAACTGATTTAATACCCATTTGTTAATATAACCTCTTTCATCGTTACCACCAACCTCGGTTATCATATAACGTAAACGAGTACTTACCTCACTTGTACCTGTATCCTTATCTTTCTTTAATCGTTGCACCGCCTGTAACTCAGCCGATATATCAACCTCATCTTTATGTGTTAATAATCTGAATTTGATTTTTGTTTTATTACTTGGTAATTCAAATTCATATTCATTTTTAGTTGATAACTTAGAAAAATCAACCTCTTTAATTTGTATCTTTGCCAAGTTAATAGTTGTTTTTTGTGGTTCACCTGTAAATGGGTCATTCACCTCTAAATTATAATCAGGCCCGTAGCCCAATACTCTCGTTGCTAATAGAACTGCGTTTTTATCACCGATAAAAATATCACCAATATCCAATCCTTTTTCAACAACTACCGATTCTAGTAACTTGTCAAGTACTATTCCTTTTTTTATTAAATTAGAAGATGCTAATATATCCTCTTCTTTTGCCGTCATGTACTTTATTTCAATTGTACCATTTGATAACGGATGTTTTGGTGGATATAATTTACCCTGTGAAGGCAAATCCACCACTTCAGTAGGAAACTTGTATTCTGCCATTTTGTTTTTATTTATTGTTGTTTGTATATAAATATATAGAAATAAAAAAAGTAGTACGCATAAAAAAAAAGACTAGTATACTAGTCTTTTTTCGGGAGGCTATGTTGGGTGTTTACTTTCTAAATCCCTTTACTACTTTACGTGTACCAATTGATATCATTTTATTAACAAAGAATATTCTATCATCTATTATTTTTTTCATTAATTCCAAAGATTCCATGTCCCATTCATCTTTTACCATCTTTATAAATTTCTTGGTATCTGATTCATTTAATGATTTTGGATTTTGTTCGGATAGTACCGAAATTATTTCCTTTGTAATCAATGCTTGTAATTTATCTTTTGATTTCATATCAATTCATATATTTCTTTGAAATCAGTTGTATCTGGATAATTACCTAGATATTTCTTATTTATATTCAATCTAAATCAGTACTCCAAAATACAATAATCCATCGCTAAAGTTAGTGATATCTCAACTGGATCACTTGCTGACCAATCTGCCTCACCGAATTCAGCTGATACAATCCATGCACCTTTGATTTTCCATTGTTCGATTTTGTCACCTGGAGGGCCTAATAGATAGATATTCAAATCTTTTTTATACATATCTGCATATCCATCACGTCCTGTTAGAGATTCATGTGATAACCTTACCCATTCCATTACTGCTTGTGCACCACTAGGAATAATAGGGTCATATAATGTAATAGATATATCTTGCCATTCACCTTTACCCTTTAACTTACGTTTCACGTTAATGTGATCGAGTGTAATTGGTTCAAATGATATACTTGGTCTGCCTGTTGTTTTAATCATGTATGATGGAATTCCATCAACTTCCATGATAAAGTTGTTTTTTACCTTCGGTTGAAAGTTCGTGTAAAACATTTGATCGAACTCTAAAACTTCTGCCATAATAGTTTTTCCTTATTAATTATTGTTACTGTTTATAAATATAACAATAATATATTTTCGTTAATTTTCTAATTTCCATATAAATCCACCTGCTGTTTTATTAATCCGATTGGGACTGCAAACCGCACTTATTGAACTGATACTTATACCAACATCCAACGATGCATCGTTCATACTACTATAAATATATAAAAGATTATTTTCCGTATCATATTTACCGACGCTTTTCTTAGAACTTTCACTCATTTTCCCATACAACATCTACTGTATATCCTACATCTTTTAATTGTTGTATTCTAGTATCATCAAATTCCCATATTTCCAATGCCGTTTTGTGTACCTGTGTGTGGTAATAATCCTTTTTGTATTTCTTTGGATTACAATGCCAATAGTCACCGAAATATTCAACTATTCTATTTTCACTTGGTATGAATATATCTACCGATTTTTGTACGTCTGGTAAATAATGTTCTAGTATTGCATCTTCATGTTTCTTTTTAATTTCGTCATATAACTTTCGTTGGCCTTTACTGATACGTTTGCCATTTGATGTTTTTAACATCGGATATGGTTCTCCATATCGTTCAATACACGTCTGTGCATTTTTTACTGTATTATTATAATTTTCATTACCGTATTTTTTCAATTTCGTCTTTTTAATATTATCAACATAACGCTGTGTATCCATTGGGTTTAATCCATGTGTAAACCGATATGACATATTTTCTTTTCTTGATATAGATGATCTATTACATTCATTTGAACAATATTGTTGTGGTAGTCCTGTACTAGGGTGTATTGCATTTTTATATCTATCGAATTCATTACCACAATTTAAGCATTTAACAGTTTCGTGATTTTGTGATTTTCTCCATTCATACATAGCCGTTCTATCCTTAAACCTAGATTTTCTATATTTCCAGTCTACCCAAAATGTCTCACCAGTCCATTCACATATTTTCTTTACTTGTTTTGGGTTGCCAGTTTTTGATGTTTCTTCACTTACTTCTATATACGGTTTCATACGGTGGGTGTTAAGTTAAAATCCTCTTTATTATAAGTATCAAGACATAAAAAAACCACCCAAAAATGAGTGGTTTTTATAAAAATATTTAATTTATTAGGTTATCCAGAGAAGGAAGCTCCCGTAGGCATTATGTTGAAATCGAGGACAATGAACTCCGCGGTTTTCGTTGGTTGTAAGAATATTTGACCAGCCATGATATTTCTATCAATTACATCTGGTGTGTTATTTGTTTCATCCATTACTACCTTAAAGGCGTAAACACCTTGTCGTTGTTGAACACTTTCCATATACGGATTAACTGTATTTAGGAATTTGTTACGTGTAGTTGCTGTATTTTGTTCGAATACCAAGTATCTTGATGTAGAAGCGATATACTTTTTAACTTTAATAAGTAATCTACGTACATTGATTCTATCAAGTGCAGATGCGGCAGTTTGTAATGTTTTTTGTCCGAAAGCAACAATACCCTCTCCAGGGAAAGCCGCGATTGGATTTACTTTATTTTCATAAAGTTCATCACGTTCTGCTTTAGTTAATCTGTTTAATACACTAGTTGCACCAACAATACCACCTCTGTTCAAACCAGCAGGTGCGAACCATTCGGCTGCGATTGCATCGTTTGCTGCATATATTCCAGGCATCAATACTGATGGTGGAATTGAGGTTAATTTGTTTGTGTTAACATCAATTGTTTTAACCCACGGATAATATGTACCTGTGTAATTTGAATCAACCAAGTCAGCTTGTGCAACTGCTTGAGCGATTGTATCACTTTCAGATGTCACATCACCAATGAAGAATGCATCTTCTCTAGCTTCTACCATATCTACGATTTTATCAAATACATATGAATGTAATCTACGAATAACACCCGGAGCTGATACTAAGTTAATATCATAATCATCTGGGTTAGATACTGAGTTGATTGATTTAACATATGCAACTGAACCACTTGATGTAGATGTTGATAAACTAAATCCTTGTGAATTACCAGCTGTTATATTAGAACCTAAGTTCTCAACTAGTGTTGGTGCACAACCGTCAAATCCACCTTGAAATCCTAATGTAAATTGTCGTTTGTTTACATCAGTATTAGCTGAACCGCTCATTGTGTATCCAAGATTAATAGTTGAAATAACCCCACCCACTATAGCGTTAACAGCTGCATCAAATGCGAATGCTGTATTAGCACCTACTGTTGCGTTTGCTGGTGTTGGGTTTAGGTAGTATCCATTATCTACTTTAACGGATGATGTTTCCAAATCAATACCACTAAATTTAGTTGATATTGATGATGTGTTTGAATCCGAACCCGTTGCATATAATACAACTGGTACAATTGATTCTAAACTCGAACCAACATAGATTGGATTCGTATATGCTGCGTGTGCAAATGGTGCTGCTACATCAGGGTATGAACCCTCAGTTGCAACCTCTACACGGATATACTTAGAATTGTTTTTGTAATTACCATTTTCAGTAATTTTTCCAAGTGAATCAATTGTTCTGTTTTGATCTCCGATTACCTTAGCTATATAGTTAGGTGATGCAGGATCCATGTTTACACTATTGAATTGTTGTACTACTGTTGGTCTTTTATCTATATCAGAATATTCTCTAACTAATATCGAGAATGTTGGGAAACTGTTTCCAGCTGCTATTTGTGCTGTGGTAGCTGCTTTAACGTTATAGATACTAGCTTTATACTCTTTGTTATAGAGTCCACCATCACCAAGTGTATGGAAACGACACAGATTATATCTCTCTGAAGATATCAATTGTGATTGTACCCACGGTGTTGTTGCATAACTAATATCATTTGTGAAATCTTGTGTAGCCAACTGAATCATTGTTACTTGTGAACCACTTGTTGTTATATATGTTGTGTGTTGGGTTGCTGCGTTTTCAAAATAATTGTATGCGTATACATTTTTTGCACCACTTGCTGATTTACCAAATACATCAGCGATATCATTCACTGCTGATGGTAGTACCGAAGATGATACGTTTGATCCGAGATCCGAACCACTAATGTTGAATACTGATGCTGATGGTTGTGAATCAAGTACTATACTTGCTGTATCATATCCTGTAGTTGCATCACCAGTTGCTGTTGCTAATAATGATGATATCAGTTTCTGCCCACCAACTGAACCACTCACCGTTATACCCACCGGTAATAAATGTGAATATCCGCCTGTATGTCCTACTCTTACAATCGTTACAGTACCAGCCTCTTTAAGGTAATTCGATACGGTGTAACCTGTATAATAAGATCCATCTGGTGTACCAAAAATCTGTTCAAATTCTGATTGTGTGTTAACTATTGTAGGTAAAAATGCAGGGCCTTTCTTGAATGGTCCGATGATTGCTGCTCCTATAGCACCAATTCCTTGTTGTAAAAACGATTGGTCATTTTCTCGTGTGAAAACACCAGCCGAAATAATTTTTTCTGCCATTTTTGTTTACTCCTAATTTTTATTATGTAATATTACGTATATAAATATAAAATAATTTCTGTAAACTGTTATTTTAATATGTATGTACCGTTTAATTGTGTTTATTCAACCTCTATGTCGGGATTTGGGGTAAATACACCAGTCTCTGGATCGTAATTACCATCACCGTACTTTTCGTTTAATGTTTTGTATAATGTTTCTTCTACGGTTACCAATTTTTCATGTCGGTCATGTAGGTCAGATTCAAGTTTTGTAAATTCAGCTATTTTCTTTTCTTTCTGAAACTGAACTTGGCCCATCTGGGTAAATATCCCAGTAACCTCAATTCTTAAATCATTTATTTGTTTTACTTCATCATCTGTAAACTTGATTTCTTTTTCCATTCTAATAAATTTTTGTTATTATTTTCTTAGTTGTTATCAATATCATCGTGATAAATTAATGGAAGTTTTAATGTTTTCTCTATAATTGTATTGTTATGATTATCATACAATTTTATATCACGTATATCTTTCTTAATAGTATATGTTGTTGCTTTTGAGGTTTCCCATGATACGAAACCACCAATTATAGCGGCTGCTATTAAGGTGGTGATTACCGTTTTTATTAATGTGTTGTCTTTCTTTGTCGTCAATGCAACCACACTTGCATTTAACTCGGTTATTGCTTGTTTAACTACGTCCTCATTCATGGTCTAATATGTATTTATTGGCCATTTCTACTATCTTATCAGTTTCACCGTTTAAGTTTATAGCCCGTTCGAACCGTAAAAGTCTACCATTTATCTCCTTCGCGATATTTACAGTATAATATAATTTACTTACCTTTTCATTATACACAACATCTTTAATCGGAACACCTATTTGATCTGTTAATTCGGTATTTATACAATCATCACATACGTAATCTCTACCCTCTAATGCTGTATAACAGTTTTGACCAATTACATTACCAAACAATCGGTGTGCCTCACCATTCATAAATAGAATTTCATTGGTTTCCATGTCAATAACGTATACAACGTCATCACTGGATTCCACTACAACACTATTATAATCATTTGATATTTGTAAAACACGATTCTCTTTAATCGTTTCGTTCATTAATTCCCCTAATCTATTAGCATCAGATGCTACCTTGTCTGTTAGTTTACACATATGGTCAATTTAATTTATATATTTAACAATACGTTCTCTAAGTGTACTTGTTAATACTGGTTTACGTATGATCAACACATCTCCTAATTTTGATAATTCATCTGGTGTTACATACGCAATACACGCGGTTATAACAACAACTGGAATCGTGTTATTTAGTCCCTCAAGGAATGATATCACATCATACCCATCTTTAACAGGCATTTTAATGTCTACTATCAATACATCATAACTATCGTCATAATGCATCATGAAATCTTCCCCATCTATACACACATGAACATCGTCCTCGCTGAAGATGTACTGATATAATAATACGGTGTTATGGTCATCTTCTGCAATTAATATTTTCATGTAATATCCTTATTGATAACAATGTGTTCAGATATAAATATTAAAAATATATCGTTACACCTTTATATGATTAATATTAATCAAATTTTATCATTGAGAACACCAATTTCATCTGCTTAGCAGTAATATCCTTTGGAATATCATTTTCATTAATCATTGATAAATCATCACTTACCTCACTATTTAATTCATCAATAAACTTTTGTTCGTTTTCTTGTTGAACAGTAATAGAAGCTTTATGTTTCGTTTCCAGTGATTTAAGTGTTTTGTTCACTTTTGTTATATTTTCTTCGATTAGGGTATAAGTTTCTCTACCAGCTTCATCTTTACCGATAATAAACTCACCGTTTTCATCTTTTTTGGCATTCTCACGAATAACCGCTTGTACGGCTTCTTGATATTCACCAAATCCTTTGTTTGTGTTTTTTGCTTTTTCAAGCACTTCTAGCTCGTTTTTAAAAAGATTGTAATTTTTTGTAACACCTTTTACAAATTCATAACCTTCTAAATTTTCAAGTCCATCAAATCCCTTGATGAATTCATACATTTCGATTTTTTTCATTTAAATTGTTGATTTTAATTAGAGTACAACATTGTATCTAATATGTTTATAAATATATACTTATTTAATTTTGAATATTTCTAAATACTTTATTTTCATAATAGCATCTTTTTCAATTGCTTGAGTGGTTGATGTACCACAATAGTTACCTTTAACAATATCGAACAGGATTCGATTGTCACCACTTGGGATACCTTTTCTCATGGTTTTAACTACTATACCATTTATCTTGTAAACTACCTTGTACGGTGTTAATTCAACATCATAGAGATAGTAATCTTCTCTCGGTGTGAATCCTCTGTTATACCGTGTGTTATGTAGTGTTGATTTCTTACCGAATTTGTCTTCGTAATCATAACCCCAATGGTGTGTTACATACACCTCATTTGCACAACCACCACATTGTTCGAACATATCATGTTCCGGAGTACCGTTATTACTGAATAACCAAAATGCACTCCATGCACCTGGTGCATCTGGACACTTTATCATGGCTCTAATTGTACCATATTTTATAGTAAAATTTGACCATAAATACGCAAATTTGGAATTTTCTTCTTTTGGCATTCTCATCACCAAACAATCATCATCTCGTATAATATTATCAGGTGATGAAATTTGTTGATCCCACGGTAGGTTATCTCTAAATAATGGGTCTGTTTTGAAATCGAAATTCTTTTCCCAACCAGCTTGCCATGGCATATTACCAATAGTAATATCTTTCATGTCAAAAAACATATGTTCACCTTTTGGTTTCGGTGTTGCTTTTGGTGTTTTGGGTATCTTTCTTAACCTAAATACCCACTTTTCTATAAGACTTCTAATATCCATTGTGTATATAAATATATAATTATTTATTAAACGTAATTTTTACGATAATTGTGGTAAATTCTCTACAAAATACCTAACATCATCACCTGCTCTGATCCATGGAGCTACTAAATCAAATAATTCTTTTTCTAGTGAACCATATATTGTATTCTCATCTTGATTTTCTGCAATACCAACACAACCTAAAGTGTTCTCATGAGTATTCATACCATGAAAGTATGTATATTTGAATGATTTGCCACCATAATCCAATGTAACACCATCATCTTCGGTATAAATTATAAGTACCTCTCTTTTGAATCTGTTTGAATAGTGAATACCAAGTTTGTACCCTTTATTCATATTTGATGCTATTGCTGTTTCACCGTATAGTTTAACACCAAATGGTCTAACTGTATCTTCTAATGTGTATCCGAAATATTTACCCTCAACAAAAAGTTCACCTATTGTTGTTCTTGAATAATAATTAATTCGGTTCGTCTTCAATTCCCGTGTCGTCATCTCTATATCTCCTATGTTTGTTACCACCGTTACCAATATTCTGTTTCCAAATATCTGTTACTGAATCTAAACTCAACATTGCTGCAGCTAACGATAATAATGTTATTATAATCGTAGCATCAACATCGAACCATGTAAATCCATCTAATGTTGTTACTATTAAAGCGTATGCTAATAGAATAAAACCCGTTAGTCTTTTTCCACTATCATCTCCATCTTTATCTTGATAGAATTTCTTTCTTTTCATGATATTGACCCCAAAAACTTTTCTTTTATAAATGTAAAAGTGTATATACCTATGAAGGCAGATATTCCTGCTATCCAATTCCATATAAAAAACATTCCAAATATTGCATCTAACTGCATCTTTTGAAAAGTGTGTTCACCATCTGTAAGTGATACAAGTATCGTAGATGAATATGGAAATCTTTCTTTATAATCAGGTGTTACACCGAAATGATACCATCTTTTTGTATATGGAATAAGTTCACCATTTTCATCTAATGCCCATTTGTCTTTCCAACCTGTTCCTGTATTTAACCAATGTACCGAGAATCTCCACCATAAAAACTTAAAAGGTTTCTTCCAAGTATTTCTTGCACTTTCATCTTCAAATTCTCTAAACATTATGAATACGAATCCTAATAAGACCGTACTTATTATTTGGGTTATTAATACCCAGTTATTTCCTAAAAATTCTAGTAGTTCGTTTATCATACCTATATATATATATTAAATTTATTTATTTTGAATTTTCCAATATATTAAGACGTTCATCATGTCTTATTGCTGTATTTTCATTTTCATTGATTTTTTCCATATTATCATTCATTACACCGATTTTCTTAGTAACACGACCTTCCAATGTAGTAAGTTTACCATCATGGTATGCCTTTTCCAAATCGGTTGCTTGTATGTATAATCTAAGTTTATCTTCGAGTTCATTTACACGTTCTTCTAATGATTCTGCAGCTACGGTTGTTTCATATCTTGTATCTAACCACATACCCAATATTATAAATATTATTACAAAAACCCATTTAATATTAGATTTTGCTAATTCACTTAATGTACTTGATTTTTCTGTCATTACAGATTCCTTTCTAATTTTTTATTATGCTATCCTTGTAACAAACCAGTCATTACTATTTTTTGCATGAACGAGTACTATTTCACTTGTTCCAACTGCTACATTACCGGCACCAGCGTTAAGAGTATTACTTCCATTACCATCAAGATCAGCACTAAACGAACCAATATTATGTACAATATAAATTCTATCTTGTACCCATGCCGGTAATGTGAATACTTGTGAAGCTTCTTCCGGATTTAGATAAACCATTATTTCAGTACCGAATGCAGATGTTGATGCGTATTCATTATTTTTTACATTAAGATATCCATTAATAGATAATCCACTACCATCAAATAATAAATTTGCTTCACCATTAATTGTATTTGCCGTACCCGTACCAGTCATGAGATAATTATTCGTATTATTATTAATCGTTACTCCTGATGGAGCCGCTACCCAATCTGTACCCGTTACCGTTGATGACATAAATTGTCCACTTGTTCCAGGTGAATTATTCGAATCATAATACGCACCACGTACTCGTAAACTACCTGTTACATCTAAATTTTGAGTAGGCTCGGTTGTGCCGATGCCGACATTACCTTTTAAAGCCGTTGTGGTAATTGAATCATTTCCTAATACTGCTGTATTTGAACCCAAACCTACTGCTTCGGAGCCTATTACTATTTGGTTTGTTTCGGCATCTACGCTTCCACTTGCCTTGGTATTATAACCTATATACACGGATTTACTACCTGAGGGATTTGCGGAGCTATCTGATTGGTATCTTCCTGCGTGGTAACCTACAGCTGTATTGTAACTACCTGTGGTGTTTGAGTATAATGAATAATAACCTGTGGATGTATTATAACTACCTGAGGTATTTGCGTATAATGA